CAATGAAAGGTATAATGAATCAGGTTCAACAGTTTACTATTGAAGAGCACAATAAGAAGATGCAACCTCTGTTTAATGTAGCAGTACCATCTTTTAAAAATAAATTACTAGATGAAAATATTGAAGCACTGAAAGATATATCTTGTATGTTTAATGCTCTTAATGCAGGACTAGCAGGATTAGTTGCTGGTGCATTAATGAATTCATTTAAGAGGAAAGCAAGGCAAGCACAGTCACCAGCAGTTCAGGCTGCCATTGCTGCTGACCCTACACCTACACCACCACCATTAGACACAGCAATATCAGATACGATAGAGATTCCACCTTTACCACCTAAAGGATTTTACCAACCAAATCCTGTTTGTTCTACTGAAGAATTAATGGGTGAAGTATTAGGAAGTACTATTAATACTATTACACAGGGGTTTGCTTCTATTAATTCTAGAGTAGTATCTGCTGCTAATGATGGAACCAATCCCGATATAGATAATCTTTCAGGTTCAGCACCTGGTAAAGCAGTTGATATGTCTATGAGTCAATCAAATGTTACTGCTGCATTAGCTGATGGTGCTTTGGTTGGAGGTTTAGCAGGAGCACTTGCTGGTGCATTGGGAGTAGATAAAAATATTATTGGATCAGTAACTGCTTCATTTAATGCAGGTAATTATGGGTCTGGTTTAGCATCTATGATAAGTCTTTCTGGACTTTCTCCTGACTCTGGAATTATAACCGCAGCGTTAAATGCTATTGATAGTGGTGATATTATGGGAGGATTCACAGAGGCTGCTAGTGCATTAGGGGTGCCTACTGGGTTGATGTCTAATTTAGGCGGTGCTTTTAGTGCTATTCAAGGTGGAGATATGTCTGCTTTGACTGGGGCAATGCAAGGTCTTGCTGGATTTGATCCTGGTGTTCTGGGTGCAGTTGCTGGAATGGGTGATGGTCTTCCTATGGGTGGAATGGCTGCGATGGGTGGTATCGAAGTTGATATCGCAACAGCAATGAACTTTGTTCAATCTATTACAAAGTTCTTTGAGTGCGATCCTGAACCTGAGTGCTCTCCTAATGATGAGCACACATTAGATGAAGGTGGAAGTGGTGCTGAAGATCCAAACTGTGCAGCGATTGCTGAGTCTGCTAATAATAAAGCAAAGACAGGAGGTTAATAATGGCAATTTCAGAAAGTAATATTCATGTAGGATGGATTGATGAATCTAATGGATATGTTAAACATAAGTCTGTTGCTCAGGCAAATGAACATGAGAAATCATATCCAGGTACTGAGTTTATCTTCCTTAATGGTGATAGAAAAGTTCAGTACATGACTATTGATGAGGTTAATAGTCTTACAGTTAATGATCTATTAAGGAAGGATCCTTGCGATACAAGACAGAAACCTTGTGGTTGTCCTGGACTTAGATTCTTTGGTGGTAGAGGAATAGGTGCTTCAGCACATGCAGTAGTAGATACTAATGGCAAGATAATCGCAGCAGATATTATTGATGGTGGTAGAGGATATAAAACTCCACCTCAAGTATCAGTAATTGATCCATGTAAGAGTGGAAGTGGTGCTGTATTGCAAACAGAGATTAAAGATGGTGTGGTTGTAAGAATTATTCTTAAGGATGTTGGTTCAGGATATATCGGTTGTCAACCAGCAACACCACAGTATCCAGCACTTGTTAAGTTAGCAGAAGTTCGTGTTGCAAATCCTGGTATCAACTATGAGTGTGGTAAAGATAAGTTGACAATAACACCTAATAATGGTACAGTTTTATCATATACTTGTGGCCCCTTTGGTAAAATAAAGGCGGTTAAGGTTGAAAAGGGAGGAAACTTTACTGAAGTTCCACGCATAACAATGCCAAGTGATACAGGTTTGAACGCAGCGTTTACTCCTGTCTTTGATATTATTCGTGACCCTCTTACTCCAGAGGTCGCATTACCCAACGAAGTTGTTCAAGTATATGACTTGGTTGGGTTAAATAATAATGGATACGTGGATGGTAAACCATACTATGGGAATGTTTATTTCTCAGAAGGAGTTAAGTATGCTGGTACTCAACAAACAGGTGGTGCTGTGGTTAGAGTTTATGATACCATACAAGAAAGTGTGAGTGGAGGTTCTAACTAATGGCAGAAGAAGGAAACAAGTGTAATTTTTGGGCCCAAGAAATAGGAACTCAGAATGGAGTTATGAAGTTTGGTGCTCTGAGTCCTTCAGGTGATGTTACTGCCAGTGTTCAGATAGTTGGTTTAGATGGAAGGCACTTCATCTCAATGGATGAAGACGGGAAGCGTAAAGGTTGGACAACAATGAATTCTCCTGGTGCATTTCAGATTAATGCAGGTGAGGATCTTCTTGTTGTTGGTGAAGGTGGAGGAGAAGGACGTAAGAATAAGGTAGAACAGAATGGTATCTTTATTAATGCAGAAAATGGTGATGTTACTATTAGAGCTAGAAATGGTAAACTTAGACTTGAAGGTCTTGATATTGAGATGGTTGCAACAGGTAACTCACCTGAAGGAGTTTGTTGGGTTAAAGCAAATGAAACTCTTAAACTTGACTCAAAGAATCTTACTATAGATGGTAAGCAATCTGTTAAACTAGTAAGTACTGGTCTTTTAGTCCTCTCAGGTCTGTTAGGAATGCAAATACTTTCTCCACTTGTTAATGGAGTAACTGCTGCATCAGCAGCAAAAGTTATACCAAAACCAGGTTTGGTTCCTTTAATTAAAAATCAAGTAATGAAAATCATACGATAATGGCACTATCATTCGACGAAATTTGGGTATACGGTGGGCAACTTGTTGTTGCTGAACCTTTTACTACACCTAAAGCATTAGGTGTTGGTTTAAGTAAAGTTGATTGGTCTGCATTTGTGCAGGGACCACTTCAGGTTGGAACAGTAGATTCTTTTGGTAGTGCTACTGCAACAACAATGATTGGTCGTAGTGATACTATTAGTACTCCATTAGCATTAAATACTCATGGTAATGTTGTTATTGATGGTGATGGTGGAACTGCTGATGCTCTAGTAGTTAATGGTCATCAGACTATTAATAGTGGAAATCTTCATACAAGTAATCTATTATCATGTACTGGTCAATCTTGTTCTTGGTCTGGTAGTTCAATTAATGTTCAGGGTTGGAAAGGATTTGATATTAAACACCCATCTAAAGAGGGACATAGATTACGACACATATGCTTAGAAGGCCCAGAAGGTGCGATTTATTATCGTGGAAGAACAAGTAAAAATACAATTGCACTTCCACCATATTGGAAAGATTTGGTTGATACAACAACAATTACTGTAAGTTTAACTCCAATAGGAGCACATCAAGATATTATTGTGAAGAGATGGGATGATGAATTCATATATCTTCAAGCACAAGGTGGAATGCCTATTAATGCTTTCTTCCATGTATTTGCTGCTCGTGCTGACGGTGAAAGATTAATCCCAGAGTATGAAGGGGATACTCCTGAAGATTATCCAGGAGATAATACTCAATATTCAATTGCAGGATACCATTACGATAGGAGGACATTATAATGGCACAATATTATTGCAATCTTTCAGCAGGGGATACTGTAAACAGTATTTTGGCAAATGGTGGTACATATGATGTAAGTATAAGTCAGGATCTTGACTGTCAAGATGTTGATTGTAGAAAAGTTACTGCTACAGGTGAAGTTAAATGTAGTAGTACAACAGCACCTTTTTATCCTCCAGTTGTTACTACTTCTCAAAGGAATGCTATGACCGTTACTAAAGGTGCTATGGTATTCAACTCAGAAACCAATAAACTTAATGTTTATAGCGGTGCTGCTTGGGAAGTAGTAACGAGTGCTTGACAAGGGGTGATATAATATATGAGTATGATGAGTGCTTGGATGGACGAAGAATATTTAATGAAGTGTGTCGTAGACCCACTCAAGAAAACTTTTTATCTTTACTCTAATGAAGGAGATGAGAAGCAAGTAGTGTGTGATAATACAGAACAGTTTATGAACGTGTTAAATTTAGTGAGAGATACTTGCCCAGAAGATAGGTTGTCCTATTC